TGCGATGAAAAGTTAAGTACAAAAGATATGCTTAATTTTATTCAGAAAGAAGAAAGCTCTACAACCAATGTTAGATTTTCTTACCAGTGTCCTAAGTGTGGGGCTATTGTAGAAATCAGTATAATTTTATAAAAAACTTATGAAAAAGCAAATAAAAATATCACTTACCAACCGTGATAAAATAATAGAAAATATAGCTAAACATATAAAAGTAGGTAAATATTTAGATAACGGCGAAAGCAATATTTATCATATAGAATATTCTTATATAAAAAGAGTAAAACGCTCATTTTTCAATATTTTTAAAAGAAAGGTAGAAGTAGTTCCTTTTGAAAGTATGCAAATTATTATTAGTGGAACTAAAGAGCAATGTGAAGATAAAAAAATGTTTAAATTAGGTAAGAAAAAACTCGCTCGTATGTTTTATAATAAGTTATTAAATGAAAGTTGTGGTTCAATATACTTATACTAAATAAAAACAATAAGGTGTTGAAATTTCAACTTCCAGACAACCATTACCATTTGCTTGAACATATGAATAAGAGGACTGGAAAATAAATACCAATTTCTTTTGCACTTAATTGGATATGCGGTTTGAAATAACCGACCTTAGTACCCATAGTTTAAAAAATATGAAACTTACTAAAAAAGAAGAAAAGGAAAAAATAGCCAAATTGCTCGCAATTACGAAACATTGGAATGAGGGGCTTGGTCTAATAGTTCCTCAAAAAATAAGCGAAGCGTTAAGGAAAAGAGGATTCACTCGTGGGTACTCTCCAACAAGAAAGCTTCCAACAAAATGATTATACCAAAAATTTGTCCTCGTTATGAAATGCCAGACGCTTGCTCCTCCCCTCGTTGCCCATTGTTAGAAGGAGGAATGTCTATATTTATGTTAAAAGGAGAAGAAGAGTGCCCATATTGTAGTAGTAAGAAAGGAGTGCGTAAAACTATCCCTACGAAAATAATAGAATTTCTACCCAAAGAAAACATACGACATTTGAACAAAAATTCTAAAAATAAGGCTAAAAATATAAATAAAAAAGTTGAGCCGACCAATGTGCCACTTCAATAATAAAAAACAAATTTATTGAGTAAAAAAAAGTAAAGAATGACAAATTTAATATAAAGAAAGAGGGGTATTGTAATGATTATTGAAAGGTGCTACTATTTATTAAATAATACAAAATTATGGACAGAACACCAAAAGAATTTTTTAGAGATTTATTTATAGGGTTTGTTATTGTAACTCTGGTATCAATAGGATTTGTCTTAGAAAAACAAAAAAACGAACCAGTTAATACAAATAACGAAGTTAAAATAATTAGCACTAATGACGAACCTATCCCTGAATATGCACACGGCCCTGCTCCTATTGGTTGTCAAGACAGATATTGCCCCGAAACTTACGATGATTGTGTAACTTGTGGGTATACCCCAACTCAATGTAAAGATTTGCCATTTTGCAAGAAATAAAAAAGCCCCCGAAAGGGGGTTTTAATTTAGGAGTTCAAACATCCGAAGCCATCTTTTATCGTAAGTATGATTGTACGACCATTCGTGCAATTTTTTTATCTTTTCCAATCTTTCTTTTGGGTGGCTAATATAATAATCTTTCAGAGCGAGAGCTTCTTCTATCGTATCAAAATAAGGTCTAATTTCCGAAGGGTATAATTCTTCGCACCCAGGAAATCGTTTAGTAATAGGTAATCCATAATATGCTGGAATAATAAAAAATCTATTTGATGTATAGCCCCGAACATCGGTAAAATGAGAAACATCAAGAATAACTTTTGCAGTTGAATAAATTTCGGGCATTGCTTGAAATACTTTTGATCTTATTTTTGGTTCATAAGATGAAATTATTTTCAATTCGCTTTTACTCATTATCTCCTGAACAAAATTCATTCTATTTATAAATGCTCTTGTTCCGTTTAATCCACCAACAAACACAAAAGGAAAATCAAACTTAGTATTTATAATTGGTTTCTCTATTGGAGTGCAACCCAAAGGCAAGTAATGAACTTCTGGTATATGTAAATTTTGTTTCCAGAAATCAGATTGAGCGTCATTGCTAACAAACATAGCGTCTATCAATCTTGAATAATTACCTTGTAAAAATCCTGTTCTTTTATCTCTAAAATCTCCATACCAAAATACTATCTTAGCATTTGGTAACTGCTTGCGGATTTCATTACACTTTCCCATTTCTTTAAGAATATCAATAAGACCATAAACAACTAAGTCTGGTTCATATTCATAAACATCTTTTGGTTGAAAACTTGGTCTTGCTGAAATAAATTTATAATCTATTTTTAAATCTTCAAGCCCTTTTCTCATTCCATTAAAATTTGGACAGTATTTTTCAAGTTCAGGATAATCTGCTAAAACCAACGCAACTCTTTTTGGTATCATTTCTTTGCTGTTAAATAATGAACCGCACCTATTTCGGGAGTTTGTTTAAACCAAATATCTAAAATAGTTATATTATTTTTTTTCAGTAAATCTACCATTTCTTTTTCTGACTTAGGAAAATAATTGGTTTTCTTATTTATCATTTCTTGAAATTGTGGGTCATCTCTTGTTATGTCTAATTCTTTATCAAGATTACTTCCGTAATTCATTCCATGAGGAGAACTGCTCATACCGCACCAAGAAAACAATATCAATCCTCCTTTTTTCAAGAACTCTAAATTATGCTCAATACTTTCTATCCAATAGAAGTCGTGTTCAAATGTAGAGAACGAAATAAGAACATCAAAATAATCTTTTGTTCCTTTATAATCGTGATTTTTACAAACAACATCAACATCATTACCTACACACCAATCTAAGCCCACCCATTCGCAATTATTAAACACTTCTCTAACAGAACCATTTATATTTCTTGAACCTAACTCCAAAACTTTCTTATTTTCAAAAAAGTCGGGGTATTGTTCTTTTATCTTATTTAGATAACCTAAATCTCGTTCTTTATTCATTTTATTTTATAAATCATTTTAATGTTATTTGCATACTCAAATCCAAACTTCTTATAAAACTCTTCTAATTCTGGTCTGCAATCCAAAAATATAAAATCAATATCTTTTGTTTTGCACCATTCTATTGCTTCAAGTATAACTTTTCTTGCTCTTCCTTGATTGCGATATTCTGCGGCAGTAAAAACATCACCAAGCATTGCCATTTTACAAGAAGGAAAAGATAACAACGAAACACCAACCCAAGAAACAGGAGTTTCATCTTCTAATTTATTTTCAAATAATTTATCCATTTTGCTTAATTTTGTTTAGTTAAATTTATATACAAAGTTCTTGCGTACATTTTATCTGCCTCTCTATCGAAAGTTCCCTCTTTTTCTGCTTTCATAAAACTGCTTCCGCCTTTGTGAGTAACATAACAATCTGTTCTCATAATAGTACCAGGATTTTTCATTGTTCTAAAAGCAAATTCAGAATCTTGTCCATAAGCAAGGAAAAGCTCATTAAACATTTTAGTTTTTTCAAGAACAGATTTCTTTATAAGAAAGCAATAACCACTCCAAATTCCTGTTGCTCTTTCTTCACTTGGATATTTAGCCGCCCCCGTTGCTCGATTACAACCTCCAACTCCATCTGGATTTCCGACAGGAACCACTATTCCAGTTTTATCAATACTTTCCATCATTCTTGATAACCAACAAGGAGAAATATCTGTTGGAATATAAGCGTCCGAATCTATAATACAAACATAATCACACACGCTTTCTCTAATCAATTTGTTCCATATACGAGATGTGTTCGGGCTATTTAACCTATTGTCAAAGATAGTTAATTTGAAAGGATGTTTCGTATGATTAACAATTCTGGAAATAGAATCATTTATCATTTCAGGAGTTTCGTTAAATTTTAACATTATAACTTCAACTCTTTTTGTATCCGAATCATTAGTCATCAGAATCTTGCTCATTTCGTAAATTTTTTTAATACGTTCTTTCATATTTTTTTAAGTTCTTTTATTTCGGAACTATTTGAATACCAGTTAAAGGCTTCTTTGATTTCTGGAACAAATTTAATTCCATTTACATTTAATAGAGGTTCGATTTCTCCGTTTCTATATTTAATATCGTTGGAGAAAATTTCGGAACCATGTACAACAAAATGATTTCCGTCCTTAAAATCAACTAACGAATATCCAAGTTCAAGAATTTTAGTTTGAAACAATAATTCATTTCTAACTCCTAAACTATGATTTGTTCCTGAATCTAAAACAAGAAGTCCACCTATTTCATCTACTTGTCTTAATATATTTGCAGAAGTAAAAGTGAAAGCTCCATCAAAATGTACAAGAGGATTTCTTTCCGCACAATCACAAACGCTATCAATAAATTCATTATATCCTTTACTGTGTACTTCTATAAAAGAACCAACCGCCCCGACTTCTGGTTCTGAAAAGAATTTATTAACTATTTCAGATAACCATTTGTCTTTACAGGGAGCAATATCGTCTTCTGTAAAGAGAAAAAACATATATCCTTTGTCTTTTAATTGCTCCCAAGCCCATTTCCAACCTCCAAAACTATACCCTTCGTTTTCTCTATTCAGAGAACCAATTTCATTATGAAATTTTTTTCCTTCGTTGTTTGTCGAGCCATTATTAATTACAAATAAATCATAATCAACGCCAGAATCAAAATGTTTATGAGCACTCAAATTTAATTTAAGACTATCTAATTTATTTTCAGAATAAGAATGTCCGTAATACTGAATACCACCAATAAAAGAACTAATAACCACAGCAACTTTAGGAACTATTTTTTTAAATTTTGGGTCATTATATTTTTCCATTTTTGAATAATTTTTTAATTGGGTATCTCATAGAAGTGTTATTTCTATCGTAGAATCCAAGTTTCTTATAAAATTCTATAAGATACAAAGCGTCTTTATTAACATTTAGTTCTACACAATCTAATCCTATTTTTTTAGCGTGGTTTAATGCTTGTTTCATTAACTTTGTAGCAAGCCCCCTTCTTCTGTATTCTTCTTTCACAAACACTTCTTCGATTACTCCCAAGTATCTTGAAGGAAGCCCCACTCGATATAGAATTAAAGAAGCTACTATCTCCCCATTTTCTCTATGAATGAAGGCTTTTCTCATATAACTCGTTTTACAATAGATACGATTTTATCCACATCTTCTTGTGTTATGTCTTGATGAAACGGAAGTAATGTATAATTTCCTTCCAGACTATTCATATTAGGAAGGTCTTTTTGTCTACCACCAAATACTGTATATTTGTCATTGCGATAGTGATAACCAGAAATATGAATACCTTCTTTTTCAAATTCTGCTTCTATCTCTTTAACTTTCATATCAACAAGAACAATCAACCAATTTCTGATAAGAAGTTTAAGACCAGAGTTACGATACATTTCTTGAATACGAGCACGTTTCTCAAACAACTCTTTACTCCATTCCAAATTACCAAGACCAATAGCCGCTGAAATATCATTCATATGGTATTTGTAACCAGCTTCTGTTAAATCAGTATCTCCAAGCCGTTGTTTCTCATCTCTATCATATCCAAACCAACGAAGTCGTTTAGCCTTAGAGTGTAAAACATCATCTCTACAAATAATCGCTCCGCCATCTCCTGTTGTTAAAGTTTTAATTGCCTGAAAAGAAACACAAGTAAATTCACTTGTGCCCCAAGTTCCATTTTCATTTCCAACTGCTTGTGCAGCGTCCTCAATAACAGGAAGGTTGTGTTTTGCGGCTATCTCTTGAATTTCTTTTAATCCACCAGAGAATCCCCCAAAATGAACATATACAATAGCTTTAGTTTTTTTAGTAATACGATGTTCAATATCTAATGCGTTTATAACTAAGTCGTTATTAACATCTGCAAAAATAGGAGTAGCCCCACGATGAAGAATAGGAAGATTAGTTGCTGTGCAGGTTAAAACTGGAGTAATCACTTCATCTCCTTTACCAACTCCTGCTAATTCGTATGCAAGTTCCAGAGCAGAAGTTCCACTATTAACTGAGCATACATTCTTAAATCCAAATTCAAATCCAAATGCTTTTTCAAATTCTTTGACGAGTGGGCCTTCAGCTAATTGTGTTCCTGATAAAACTTTAACTACTCTATCAATAGCGGACTGGTTGACATAAGGCTTAAATAGTGTTATAGACATAAGTTGTTTTCTTTTAATAATTTAATAAGACCTTCTTCAAACGAAACATTTAATTTCCAATCTAACTCCAATTTTCCTCTCATAGAATCCATTTGATAAGTGGAATCCATTCCTTGCCTATCTCCTTCTATTTTTGGAACTATTTTATTAGTTAAATTTTCAATAATTTTTATCAATTCATTTACTGAAAATAAATCATTGTTAGTTATATTATAAGCACGATGACCATAATATAATACTTTTTCCATAATAGGAGGTATGTTTTCTACATAAATATATTCTCGTTGACCAACCCCCTTGTTATGAACAGGGATAGGGTCGCCTGTCGTTAGAGATTGAATAATACGAGGAATTACTTTTCTTGAATCTTGTCTTGGCCCAAATACGTTGCAAAATCTTGTTTCTGCTGTTTTGTCGGTAAGGAAAGGGTAACTGTTATCGTACGCATAACGGAACAACGCACCTGTCGCTTTTGAAGCGGAGTATGGGTTTCTTGGAAATAAAATTTCGTCTTCTTTTTTAGGGGACTTGCACTCTCCAAAAATTTCATCCGTGTTTGCGTAAATTAACTTTTTTAAATTTGTCAATCGTCTTGAAGCTTCAAATATATATAAATTTCCAAGAGTGTTTTGCCTGACTACAAATAAAGGAGAAAGTATAGATTCGTCTACGTCGGAATTAGCGGCGGCGTGTATAATATAATCTGGATTTATTGAAGTAATTAAATCAATTACTCTTTCATCAGATACATCCATCTGAAAGAAATGAAAAGAACCATTTATTATTTCGGAATGAGAGCCAGTTGACAAATTATCAATAACAGTAACTTCCCATCCTTTTTTAACAAAGTATTCTGTAACGTGAGAAAAAATGAAACCCAATCCACCTGTGATAATTATTGAGGGTTTAGTTTCCATTGTGTTTTTTAAAAGTGTGCATTTTTAAACTCTTTTCATTTTTACCAACAAACTCACACTTTGAACATTTAAGAGAATCCCCACTCCCTACAACTGGATTCATTATCATATCAAATTCTTTATCAGAAATAGGAGCAGGAATAGGAGGGGCAATTATAATTTCCTTTTCTTTTAACTCTGTTAATTTAGTAGGACTGACTTTATCTTCTGCAAACAAAGCCTTGATATCATCATCCATTTGTTCAATTGCTTCCGTAACTTCCCACATAGGATTTCTCTTGATAGTAGATAGAGCGTCTTTTGTTGGAACATCTATAATATCATTTTGATTTCCAGTTCTCCTGATATAAATAAATTTAGTTTCTGGTTTCTCTCTTAAAATTTGATTTAATTTTTCTATATTTGTATTCATAGCTTATTAGTTAATTCTTGTATTCTTTCAATAACTTCTTCTTGTTTATACTCACTCCCACTTCCTTCCATAGCAAGGGTTTTATAATACTGTTCTCCTTTATAAACTGCATTTGGGTCATAGATATTATATCTCTCTATTTTTTTCAGTCTACTTTCTTTTGTCATCAATCCTTTATGCAATAATATATGGGGAACGTATGATTTTTTAGCTGGAATAGAATAGAAATAAGGGGGAGCATTTCCGCAATGAACAGGTTTGCGAAGGAATTGTGTTTCCATTCCTGAAATATATTTATAGAATCTTACATTGAAAAAAGACAATGCTTTTGCATAATGTTGTTCATCATTCCATAAATTAGTTACATAGAATTGACACGCCTCACGATTTTTAGTTAAATCTTCGAGTATGTTTCTATCAACGGAGGGCATTGTTTCGTCCATATCAAGAGGTAAAATCCAATCTGGAGATAAAGAAATTATTCGTTTAAGTAAATCTGTTTTTATATATGGTTGTTTTAATCCCCATTCTCTATCATCATCGTAATATCTTATTTGATATTTTCTTAACAACGCCTTTTCTTTAATACCAGCATTGCAACAACAAACAATAACATCATTACATAATCTTTTAAATTCTTTTAGAGTGTCTTCCATGTATCTATCCGCTTCGCCACTACCGCAAATCGCTTGGCCGATTATTTTCATCGTATTTTTCTTTTATTTTATCAAACTTTTCTGCCATTTTTTGATAGAATGGGTCTTCGTCGGGGGAAGGAAGTCTTCCATCAGCAATAGCTTTTTTAACTTCTTTATCGTAATAAGCGTCAATCTTTTTTATTATTTTTTCGTCTTGAATTTCTTCTTCAAAACAAAGGGAACCACTTTTAATATCACGTTCTAACATTTCTCTTGTAGATTGAGGAAGCTCTTTGTTTTTCAATAAATCTTTTGCTGTGTTTTCTTGATCTTTATTGATAACCTTTTTCATCAACTTATTTCTATATTTATCAGGAAGATTTTTAGTTATCTCGTTAAGCACTACCATATTTTTTTTATATTGTTCTTCTGGTGTCATATTATTTAACTTCGTTTAGTTATTGTTAATTCTTGCTTGCCCGTAATTATTACTTCTTGCAAAATACTCTCTATCCTTTTCAGGAACCGAGCCATCGAAATACCATTCCGTTCTCATAGGGCGAGGTATTCTTGTTCCGTTCTTTTTAGCTTCTGCTAAATTAGATTTAGCAACTTTTAATTCTGCTTCAAACGCAGAGTTCAATAAAACTTGTGCTTCGTCTTTACTAATAACTTGACCTTTTTTTAAATTAGCCGCTTTAATTGTTTGAGAATAAATTTGCCCATTTGACCAACCTAAAAATCTAAATTTCTTATTGTATTTACCATTAGCCGCTTCTTGTTCTTCCGCAGCAAAAACAGTTTCGTCATTCTTTTCATAAAAGAAAGTCATTTTAGGTTGATACGGAGTGGCTTTGTATTTTACATTATCAAATTCACCAGGGCTTAACTCGTTGTCGGATTCATTCATATGTTTTTTTATATTATATCTTATATACATATATTATACATTTGAAATATGAGTTCTCAAAACAAAAACCCCTTTCGGGGTCTTGTATAAAATACTATTAAATTGTGATTAGCTACCGATAAACGCAGAGCTACCATTCAATACAACACCAGCAGTGGCTCTAAGGATTTTCACACCAAAGATTATATCCACAACTGTCAACCAACCAAGATTTCTCAATTCATAGCTGGTCTGTGCACGAACATTAGCACCATCGGTAGAATAAGAAGGAGAATTAGGATTAACCAAAGTTTGAACAGCATATCCAAACAATTCTTTCTTAGCTAACAAATTGCGATAGGTTTGAAGACCCGACACAACACGAGAACTCGTATAAACAGGAATACCATACAAAGTGCCTTTATAGCCCATAGTAGGCATACCTTCGCCCATTCCACCAGTGGCAACCATACCAGCAGTAGTAAGAGGCCCACGAGAACCTTGGTCATAATACTTGCTCACCGCACCCAACTGAATCCAATAGGTATAAGGGTGAAAAAAGAAAGCAATATCGCTATCCACATCAAAGTTCAACGCTTCCACAGTTTCTATACCAACACGAATTTCAGCATCGGACAAAACAGTGGCGGTATCACCAACGGCTGTGGTAACACTTGACCAAAGACCAAACAAAGCGTCTTCAAGAGCAATTCTCAAAGTGTCAGCCGCTTTCTTAGCATAAATCACATTAGCGTCATACATAGAAAGAACCTGCTTCACATCTTTATCACCAAGAATAAACGCAACATAGTTGTGAGTATCAACAGTGATATAAGAATCGTCATCATCACCCATTTGAGTAGTGATTTCAGCACCCTGAGTAGACTGAGTACTTACCGAAAACGAATTAGTGAACACACCAGGAATGTGAAATATATCACCCCCACCTGTACAATAAGACGAAATATCAGTGAAGAACTTAGCGGCAACTGATTTTGCAAACATTTCCTCCAAAATCATAGGAGTCCAGACTTCACCTATCATCGAAGATAAGTCCGCAGCTGTTGCGGGATCGGTTGTAACTGCCATATATTTGTTTTATTTATGGCTCTAAAATTTATTATTTCTTAGTGAAGTTAGCAAAATTAGCTTTCCTTTCTTCTGGTGTTAATTGTGCAAAAGTCTTTCCGCTAACCTGCATAGGTGCTCTCCTTGAAGGATTGAGCGAAGCATTTGAAGCTTCTTCGTCGTTGGACATCTGGTTAATAACACTTTTAATAAAGGGTTTATCAAGAGCTTCTTTTGGAGTTATTTTCATACCAGTCGCATAAGCGAAGATATGGTCAACTTGTTCTGGAGATAATTTATTTGCATATTGGAAAGTTCTTTTTTGAGCTTCCGATTTTAGCATTTGAACATCAGCCACAACATCGTCAGAAACACTTGCTACTTTTTTAACTTCTGAAATAGTTTCAGGAGCCTTGTTATTTTTGATAGATTCGTACAATTCTTTATAAGATTTCTTTGTATCAGGGTCTATCGCCTTTTCTCGCCACGCTTTCTTTTTAGCAATCGTGGTTGCTAACTCGCTCTTAAACTTTTCGTCAACGATACCAGTTGTATCAACAACATCAGTATCATTAGCCAAATCGTTTTCCTCTATCACTACCGTACCGTCATCATTTTTTATCATAGGTTTTGTCCTTTTATTATTATATGTTTTTTGGGTAGGGTTTGCGTGTCCCTATTTTTAAAAATATGTTTTTAATGAGGTTTGCGTGTCCTCAACTATTATTATATAGTTATAAACTAAGTTCTGAAAATAAATTAAGTATAATCTACAAAACTTTCTACTTTCTTTTCTTTAACTTTATCAAGTAATGGTTTTAAAATTAAATCTTCAAGGACTTTAATAGTCGCCATTCTTAACTCCAACGAATCACTTCCCTTTTCCATTATTATATTTCTAACATTAGATACCTCAGAAATTGTTTCCTTCATTAACATAATGAAATTTTCTTTATCGTCAGAAGTTTTAATTTTGCTTATCAATTCCTCTTTTGTATATTCATTCATACTTATTTGCTACCCTCGTCTTGTGTGGTTTGAGGAATTGCTAATGAAGATTTTTGTCCAACCTGTGGCATATTAACTTTACCGCCCCCCTGTGTTGGCATATTGGGAACTAACGGAGTTGTACCACCAAACAAAGACATATTCTCACCTGTTAAAGCCATAATTCTTGAAAGAACTTTCGTAGCCTTTTCAATATCACCTTGTGCTGATAATACTTGATATAATGTAGTAAGAGAAGTAATTTTCTTTTCTATGTTATTTTCTTCACCAGTAATACACAAATCAAATTTAGATTTAATCTTTGTATAAAAATCAGCCGGACGCTTTATAAATAACTGATTAGCAATAGAAATAGGATTGACTAATTGATTTATCATTTCCATATCTATTAACTTTCCAGAAAATATAGAAGCCTTAATAACTTGCCCAATAGTATAATCTTCAGCAGCCGCACGAATTGCTTCGTAGCCAGGTAAATCACTATTCATTATTATCAGACTATCCCCACTAATCGCTTTCGATTGAAAGTCTGGAATAAGAAAATCCATAACTGCTTTCTTCAAAAATATACCAAGTTTTTCTCTCTTTAAAGCAAAATGAGAATTAACTGCATTTGATAAAACTACTCCCAATCTAAATGGAGTTCCACTTGGCAATGCTTCGCCAGTTGCAACTTCATATGTAAATGATTTTTGGTCAGAATTTTTCTCCCATTCGTTTATCATTTGCTGAGCTTCGTTTCCGTATCTTGCGGCCAAGTCTATTGGAGTAATTTGCCCATTTGTATCTACCAACATAACCGCACCATCTTGAACTTCTTTTGCTAAATTATTAACAACAGATTCATCGGAGGACTGGAACAATCTTTTAGAAGACCATTCAAATCCATTCTTCATTATGTTAATTAAAACATTCTTAGCAACCTGATTAGGAATTTGATTTTCCATCTCGCCAATGCCGAGCCATCTACCATATTGTTTAGACCAGTGAGTTTCTCTGTATCCTCTTGTTTTAATTTCCTTAGCATAAAATATATGCCCTTTTTCTGTTCTCTTATTAGAGCGAGGAGTATAATCTATCGTACAAATAAATAGAGCGTCAACCACTTCGTTCATATCTACGCCTTCGTTGCTAATCTTATTAACATCATTCAAATACCAACGAGGAACATTTCCAGTTCTTTCAAAAACAGTAGCAGTCTTTCCAAAAGGTAATGTGAAATCTTCAAGTTTCCATTTATTCTTTTTCATTTCTTGAATCTCTCCCATCGTCATATCTGCATGTTCTTCAATAACATATCTACCAGTCGCCAAATCTTTTGCGGACTGGTCGTTTCTTAATGTTTGAAGAGGAACAAATGTTAATATGTTCCCAACTTTCTTCAAAACAATAGAACCATACTTAGGAAAATTATCAACACATTCATTTATCAATTCTCCAAAATAAGATTCTTTTGCGTAATTTTTAAATTCTTCTTGCATTAACCACGAACCAATCGTAGAAGCATAATCTTCGGGAGTAAATAAGAAATCCTTAACATCTATATCTACCTGCTTAGACGCAACTTCAGCACGAAATTTCCCGACATTCATAAATAATTTTTGCCGTCCTTGTTCGTCTTTATCACCAGAACTAAATTTTGAGTTCCAATACATATCAATCAACTGCAACATATCGTACTGATTAAAATCGTATGCAGTGCTCGCCTTGCTCAAATACTTAATAGAGTTGTTTTGCTGTTTGCCAGCCAAATGAATTTTACTATTATAAAACTCATCTACCTCTTTATTTATCTGAGAAAATATATTGAAACCACCTACTTGTTTTTTAATTTCCATTTTAAAAGTGTTTTATTATCTAAATTATACAGAGAAAAAGCCAGTTCACGAAATAATTATAGTAAAGGAAAAGTTTCTTTTATAGTATTTCTGCAAATAATTTGTAATATCTTATCGTTATTTTTTTGCAGTGAAACTTCTAATACATCATAAGGTTTTAAATTTCTTATAATGTTTATTATTCTTTTTTCGTAATCTGATAATTCATCAGTTATAATTTGTTGAACCTTGTTTGTTTCCATTTTGTCTATTATTAAGTAATCGTGCTATTGGATTTATCACGAGTGTAGATTTAGTAGGTTTCTCAAATTCAAAATACATTCTCATAATCGCAGTATCCAATATATCAGGACTACGCCCCAATAATTCTTTCATTTTATCTTTTGGTTCAATAGCCAACTTTCCTTCCTTATCAACATCTGCCCTTTTTAATTGTTCCGCTTCTTCTATAAATTTATTTCTTGCTTCGTCGTTAATCCAAGATATAGAAATTTTGTGGGCATTAGTAAGTTCTGAAAGATAATATGCACATTGAGCTTTAAGATTTTTAAAATTATCAGGTTTGTTTGTTAATTTATTTAGGAAAGGAGTTCTATTAGCCATAAAGCCTTTAGCTCCTTTAACTTGGTCTAACACGCCCCCACCAATTCCATCTTCATCAACAATACAATGAGAATAAGGAATTTGATTATCTCTCAATATATTTTTTATTTTATCAGCAACAACAGTCGTATCTAATTTTTCATATGATTCAACTGAATACCAATTCAATCCTTGCCATAATGATATAACTGTTTTATCGGAGCCGAATCGAGCCACATCTACCACGCACCATTTTTCTTTTGTTTCTTCTATCGTGTTGGTAAATAAATCAATAAGAGAATCGTATTGTATTAAACTGTTTGCGTCGGTATCATATTCCCAATTTCCAAACAACAATCTATCTTTCGTAACTGCGTCAAGAGATTTAAGAACATCAATATATGTTTTCGATAAAAATTTATTATCCCCAGGTAAAGCAGGAACGAACGCTTTTGATTTATCCAAAATACCATCTTTGAATGGTTTGTAAAATTCTAAATATAAAAAATTCTTGCTTGGGTTACAACTCATCAATAATTTTGGGATAATACCAAAAATATCAACTTTATAACGCAAACGAGATTTAACTACGTTTTTTGCTTTTTCAGAAATTTGCGAGGCTTCGTCAATAAACGCACCAGTATATTCTGTTGAACCTAATGAATCATAATCAGGGTCTGATGGATAATAAGCTAAATCTTTTAAAAATACTTGGGAACCAGTCTGAGAAATTGTAATTGTACCCTCCATAGGAGCGTATACATAATCAACATCTTTAACCATACCCCACGCTTTACATACTTCAAAAAAAGTTAAAAGTGTAGATTGTTTTAACTGTTTCATTACAGAACGACCTAACAGCCATCTGCTTTCTGGATAAGTTAAACAACAACTAATAAGCCACGCACAACCAAGATAAGATTTTCCATTTCCGGCAGAACCACCATATAAAATTTCAGTAGTAACTTTATCTGATAATAAATCAAATGCTTCTATCTGTTTATTAGTTGCTTCCCATTCTACAGTTCTTCCTTTATTTTCCATCTGCTTTTTTAATTACTATTGATGTAATAGGAATAGAAATTTCGCCAGTGTGATTAACATTATCAACAACTTTTCCTAAATATCTTTCACCAACTTCTTTTATTGCTTGTATATTTCCATTCTCAGCGGATTTTATTAAAGCAGCAATAATAGGAGCCTTATGTTTTAAAATCTCAGCAAACAAATAATCCTCATACAATTTTCGTTGAAGTTCTCTTTTTTTTGATTTATTAGTTAATCTTCCTAATGTATTTCCTTTTTGAAATCCTTTTTTACCTTTCATTTTTTTAATGGAATCGCATTAACCACATTACTTAATTTTTTTAATAATATCTATGATTTCTTTTATTTCTTCTTGTGTATAAAAACGCCAACTCCTATCGGGATATTTAAACTCTCCCTTAGGACGTTTAATCAATCCAGATTTTTCCCATCTCAAAATAGTTTGATATGTACAAGGTAAATTAGAATCTCTGAGAGATTTTAAAAGATATGATTTTGGGTATATATTATTCACTTTTTTTAATATCAAATTTCTTCAAGATTTCCTCATACAAAATTCCTTCTTGTATAGTCATTTTCTTTTCAGTATTTTGCATTGCTTTATATGCTATTTTTAAATCTTCTTTATTACTTGGAAGAATATCTATAACGAAATCTTCGTTTATAATTTTCATCATTTCAGAATTAACAATGCCCAAATTTTCTGGAGTGATATCATATTTAGTATCATTTTCCAATAATTTAGGATTGCCCTTTTCATCCTTTTCACAATACTGTTTCAATAAATTATCTCTATCTTTATCTATTTCAGAAATTGCTTTTGCTAATGTCGTTATCACTCTATTTCTTGCTCTTGAATCAGCCGCAGAAAGCGGAACATCCATAAATGAAATAACTTTTTCAATAAATCCTTTCTTAATACTAATTGCTTTTATCATATGTTTTTATTTTGTTATATTTATATTATACGTTTAAAAACTGAGTTCTCATAATAAATATATTGTAAAATCATCTACTTCTTTCCAAGCACCATTTACTTTTATATAAATATTATTAGGAGGAGCTATACTTGGAGAAGGAGAACTTGAAGGACTTTCTGAACTTGATATAGAAGAACTTGCACTAATGCTTTCACTTATTGATTCCGAAATAGAAGGAGATATACTCGGACTTTCCGAAACAGATGTTGAAGGAGATATGCTCGCAGAAATTGAAGAAGAAGGACTTATGCTTGCACTTGTAGAAGCAGAAATACTTTCACTTGTT